GAACTGTTGAACCAGAGGAACCGATCAGCCTGGAACGCCATGGTCGTCACGCTCGTACCGCTGTCGAAGCCCAGTTGCCAGCCAGCGGCGTACTTCTGGCCATTGGCATGCGCCTGGAGCTTCACGCTGTAGAGCGCCTTGACGTTTCCATCCAGCGAGGTAACCGCTTGAGATGTGGTCTGGATGTTCGCCTCGTTGGTATCGGTGCGCGCACTGACGGTATCCACCCGCTGCCCCAGGGCGCTGTCCGCGTTGGCGCGGACGGTCTGTTCGGTGCTGATCGCCGAGGCGTTGCTCGCGACCTGGCCGGATAGCTGATCCAGGCGTTGGACGGTTACGGCATTGTTCGACGCAACGACCGACTCGACGGTGGCTATCCTGCCCTCCGCCGTCACAGTCCGCGCTTCAAGCAAGCTCGTCCGCTTCGCCTGCGCTTCGTCCTCGTTCGCCCGCACGGTGACTTCGGTGGCGGCTCGAGCAATGGTGTCCCAGCCCTTCAGCGCATCGGCCTTCTCTCCGGTCGCCGGCTCCCGGCGGGCGGCAGCCTGCAGAACATCCAGGCTCGAAGCCGCCGCTTCGACCTTACCGTCGAGCTCGGTGATATCCGCGGTGTTGGTGGCCACCTGCTGGGCCAGGCCGTTGGCCGTCTCGATCGACTGTCCGATGTCGGCCCAGTAGGTCGCGTTCGGCGGCGAGGCGTTGAGCGGCACCGTCTGCTTCGCTTGATACAGCCGGTTGCCGACCCGCACGATATCGTTCTTCGCGTAGGTCTTCGTCGGGTCGTAGGCCAGCACATCGGTCAGATTGTCGATCTGGTCCTGCAGGCCACTGATATCGACCTGCATCTGATCGATTTCGGCGAAGAACTGCTCGCCCAGCGCGGACTCGACGTACTCCTTGGTGATCAGCTCGTTGTACTCGCTCGCATCCGTCGAGCTTATGCCGTCGACCCAGGCCGACCAGGGGCCGACGTTGCCGGTCCTGTCGATCAGCCGCCCGCGGAAGGCCAGGCGAGCGCCGGCCGCCAGCGAGGTCAGCGTGTGGGTATCGGTCGGGTATGCAAACAAGCCCAGGGCAGTTGCGTTCTGTTCGCTGCCGCCTGGGGTAACCGACTGTTGGATCTCGGTGTAGGCGGTGTCCGCCGCGCCACTGGCCGGGAATCCCCACTCCAGACCGATCTTCCACGGTCCGCTGGTGGTACGCAGGAACGCGAGCGCCGGCGGCGCACCGGTCTTGCCGCTGAGCTGGGTCAGGATCGAACTCTTCCAGACCGACGTGATGTCGAAGGCCGACACCGCACGCACTCGCGCCAGATATCCACCAGCGTAGATGCCGGTCACATCGACGCTGGTGGTGCCGGCACGCGGCAGGCGGATCCAGTTGCCGCTGTCCTTCTTCCATTCCACGTCGTAGGCGACGGCGCCCTCCACTGCCGGCCAGGTGATAGTCATGGTGCTCACCGCCAGCCCCTGGTCGATTGTCCAGCGCGACGAGAGCGTGACGCTGGCCGGTGGCTGCACGGTGGTGACCGGGATGATGCTGATCGGGCGCTCCTCCAGCCGTGCGCCGGTATCGATGTGGTCGAACTTGCTCGGCTCGTACTGCAGGCCGTTGATGGTCCACTGGCCGTTGTCGTCACGCTTGGTGCTCATCACCCGATAGAGCTGGACAGCCAGGTCATCGGCGTCGAGCGCCCAGCACAGTTCCGGCTCCGGCGCCTCCGAGTAGGCCGCGGTGACGGTGACGGCCTTGCCGTTGACCGACTGCACCGTCCGGCCCTCGGCGCGCCCGCTCGGCAGGTTGATGATCAGGCGATCACCGGCCTTGGCTTGAGTGACGCGATCGAGCGTTACCACGCGGCCAGCAACAGCCGAGATCCGGCCGCCAATCTCGCGGCCGGCCAGCAGAGAGTCAGCCACCGGGATGATGTAGCCCGGCAGCGGAATCCGGCCTTCCATACCGGTGGCGAAGGTGATGGTGCGGTCCTGCACGCTGGTCAGCACCGCCCACTTTCCGCGCCGCTGCGCCTCGCTCTCTCGCGTACAGCCGATGGCAGACAGCTCAACCGGGTTGTCGCCATAGCGACGCAGCAACGGCGCGTCGGAATAGCCAGTCACGTCGGTGTCGTAGTTGTTCGCCGGGTTGTCGTAGCTGACCAGGGCGCGGCTATATCTGGTGCGAGCCGAGGCGGCGCCGTAGGTCATCTTCCCGTCAATCACATTCGCCCGGGTGAACACGTAGTCGAAGTCGGCAGTGCGCGGCATGTCGGCCTGCGACACAAGCTGGCCCTGCGCCCAATAGCTCATCCCCCGATAGATCGCCGCGATATCCCGCAGCAGCGTCCATGCCTGGGAGCGCGACTGCAGGTTCAGATCGCACAGAAAGCGCGGCTCCTGGCCGCCCTTCCCGTCTGGCACCAATTGGTCGCAATACTGGGCGATCTTGTAGAGCTCCCACTTGTCCACCATCCAGGGCTTGATCCGCTTGCCCAGGCCGAAGCGCGCGTTGGTGCTGATGTCGTAGGTGATCCACGCGGGATTGTTGGTCCAGGCGCTCTTGAAACTGCCATCCCAGACGCCGGTGTACGTGCGCAGCTCCGGGTCGTAGGTGGTCGGCACTTGGACCTTGCGGGCCTTGCACTCGACGGTGACGGCCGGAATGTTGCTGAACTGCTCTGCGCTGAACTCGATGTAGAGCAGAGCTGTGTTTGGGTAGCGCAGCTTCGCGTCGATCACCTCAGTCAGACCGGCGATCAGCATGGTGTCGGCGATCAAGCTGCTGTTCTGGTTCGACGTGATCCGGCGCACGCGTACCTGCCAGCCAGTGGTCGCCGCCGGCAGGTCGATGCGCTGGCTCCGCTCGTAGCGGCTGGTGGTCTTGCCGTCGACAGCATCCAGCAACACCTGCTGGTAGGCGCCGCCGTCGGTGCTGACGTCTACGGCATACTCGATCCGGTAGCCGTTCACGTCCCCACTGCTCTCCTGCTTCTGCAGGGCCGGCCAGGCGAAGCGCAGGCGCACGGCGGACAACTGGGTGTTGGTCACCGAACGCACCCACGGGGTGTCGCTGCGCAGCTCCACGTTCACCGTGGTCTCGTTCTCCACCGAGGGGATTCCGGGGATGTAGTCCTGATCGACACTGCCGCTGCGCCATTCCCACTTCACGTTGGGGAAGTTGACGTTGCCGCTGGCGTCCATCAGCGGGGTGTTGTCCAGGTAGATGTCCTGGTCGCTCGGCCCCTCGGCGAACTCGCCCTCGCCCACCGCCAGCAGAAGCTTGGCGGTGGCCACCGACTGCAGGCTGTCGCGCGCGATCGACGGTTGCTTGGGCTTGCTGCTGCCGCCCTTGCGGCCAGTGAGGTGCTGCTGAACATCGGCGCCCATGCTTTCCTCCGGGCATAAAAAAGCCCGCAACAGGGCGGGCTGGAAGGTTGTACAGCGTGGATGAAATGCCAGTGGCAGCATGTTTGCTCTGGCGGTAGCTTCCCGTGCTTGGATGAGACCAGGGGCCGAGGAGGCAAGCGGAATGGAAGACCCAAGAACCACAAACTATAGATACGACGCGGGCCCAAACTCTGCCATGCGGGCAGAAATCGGGCAGATCGTGGTCAATCACAGCCTGTGCGATGAACCGCTCATGCGGATATTCGGTTTTCTAAGCGGACTAAGAGCGGATACCCAGTCGGTCGTCGTAGAATCATTAAGGCTCCGCTCGACCTCATTAGCAGCAACGGTCACAAAGCTTCTCGAAACATCGCCGTTACCGATCGACATACCGGAAAGGCTGAATGTCGCTCTGTCCACATTCAAGAAGATGACGGCGCAGAGAAACAAGATCGTCCATTGGGCCTGGGGGTTATCACCAGAGGGCAAGGACGAGGCCCCTATCTACCATCCAACAAAGAGGAACAGTGACGGAACGCCCTACTCAGAAACGCTAACGTTGCTTGAACTTAGAAAAATCGCGCTCGACTTAATGCAGGTTTACTACCTGCTCGGCATTATTGCTGGGCTGTTGGAATGCGGTGTTCCAGATGAAATTAAATCGGCATCGCTATCCAAGTTCGACAAGCTCATTGAGAAGGTGCGCTCGTCAATTTTGGAATATCCAGAGGCCGAGGCTGAAGAACTGCCATTATCCTGAACACATCCTCTAGCAGGAAAATGTCGACATCCCGATCCCATAACCCGAGCACATAATCCATCGCGGCTTTGACCATTAACTCAGTCACGACTACCTGCTTTAGCTCCTCAATGGGCCGACCTGTGCTCATTGAGAGCTCCCTCATGTTGGACTCACAAGCAAAAGTGCTCATTCAACTCGCTCCGAGATTTATGCTTTGTCTTGAATTTATCAGAGGCACCCTGACTCGACAGAAGATTCTTGCAGCCAACAAAGACACATCGCCCGAAAAGCTTCACTGGCATGCAGGCAGCAAGGTGTAGGAGATAACTTCGTGCTAGAGATTTTCCAAAAGGTATTTCCGGACGGAGTGATACCAAGCACTTACACTCTTGATATCCCAAATATCAACCGCGAATAACAGCTTTGGTCACGGCGCTATCTTTTACGAACTGCGCCGAAATCACGATTTGACCGTCAGAGCGTAAAAGCCAAGCTGGATTTCCTTTCGAGTCTACAGCTTGGCTTTTAATAGCCTGACCTTTGGTGGTAGTTTGGGTGTTCATTCCTCTCTCCCGCGGCATAGCCGCTCATGATGGGTTGTTACACCTTGTCCTCGGCGTAAATCGAAGCCGAGATAATCGCGCCGCCCCAGCGGCGCTTCCCATAGCAGATCGGCACCGGGTTCCCGCTGGCGGTGGTGTTCTTCGCACTGCCGAAGGCGTAGCTGGGCAGGTTCTCCGGGGCGGCTGACTGGCTCAGGCCCTTGGCTTGGGGGCTGAGCATCTGAGCAACACCGCCCAACGTCAGCGCCGCGCCGATCTGAAAGGTAGTGGGTCCAGTCCAGATACTGGCGACCATTAGCGCCACACCGACGATTGTCTGCAACAGCCCTGCGCGCTTGCTGCCTGCGATCACCGGGACAATACGAATCTCCCGCGCTCCGCTCCCAGCAAAAGCATCCTCGCCCACATTCTTCCGATTACGGAAAATCGCGAACCGCATCCCCAAGGCCTGAAGCCTGGCGATCGCTTCCTTAAAGCCAGGCAGGGTATTTCGAAGAGCGCTGAACGCCTCATGCACCGACCCGGTGTCGAGAAATCGCGAGTGCTCGCGACCAAATTCCCGAATCAGGGGGCCTGATAGCTTGATGACCGTAGGAGTAGAATCGAGCATTTCACATCTCCATAAACTACAAGGCCGCCCGGAGGCGGCCTATCTACTTCAGAAGGAGCTGGGTGCGATCTGGAATCCGCCCATATCACCTGAAACCCTATAGCGCCTGTTTTGCCCAGGCTTGAGGTTGGCGGGCACTTCGCGCATGGCATTGCCGCCTATAGCGCACAGGCCATTACCATGTGGGTCATCGCCCATACCAACTAGGTGCTCGCCGGAAGGCACCGAAAGCCTTACCGTTTCACCACTTCCAATACGAGCCGCCAACTGCCCATCCCAGAAGATACCGAGATAGCAGCCAGAACCAAGAGCGCCACTATCACGAGTGATCTGCACGCTGGAATCACCGGACCCGCCGTAAGAGACACGTGAAGCCGGAACTCGCTCGGCGTTCTCGGCTGAAGTCTGGTTTGTGGAACACCCCATCAGCGCCATCAACATGGCCCACCCAATCAACTTCTTCATGGCTTCATCCCCTGGGATCCATTCCGTTTATTCGCCGCATCGACGACCTTCTGAATTCGGCGCTGCCGGCGGCCTTCGCTGTTCTTGTACATGTACCCGGCCACAAAGATTGCCGTGATCAGCCCTACCACCGCCAGCCAAATACCGTACGCCAACACACCCGCAAACAGCACCGCAAGCGTCCAGGGCGCGATCAATACAACGATCACCGCAAGCAAAATCACTATGAGCTTTTGCACTTTGCCATCCCGGCCAGCACTTCCAAACGCCGGAGGGTAGCACAGGCTATGCCCTGGCTTGACGGTGCCGCAGCACTAGCCGCGCCCGTTCGTGCCAGTTGCCACCGTAGACGATGATCTCGCTGGGCTTGCCGTAGAGGTGGTGCAGCAGGAATGGCCCGGCGCCGAAGACCTTGCTGTCCTCCCCGGGCAGAGCCGCGTCGGTACCGAGGTAGATGCCGGCGTGGTTCGGGTGCTGCGTGCGCCCGACCTCGAAGACGATCATGTCGCCGCGCCGCGGCTGGTCGACCGGGCAGAACCCGGCCGCCTGGAAGTGCTGCTCATACAGGCTCGGCCCATCGGCCTGCTCCCACCAGCCGTCCTCGCGCGCGAAGCGCTCGAACTCCAGGCCCCACTCGCGCTGGTACCAGTCGGCGCAGACCTGCCAGCAGTCCCAGGCGCCATGAACGAACGGCCTTCCCAGCAGCGGGATGTTGCTCTGCGGCGCGATGGTCCGCAGGTCGCCCTCCGGCCAACTGAGGATGTGCCAGGGCAGGCCCGACGCCTCGCACATGGCGAGGTCGTGCGGTGACGGCCTGCTGGTGGCGTCCGGATGGCTGTGCACGATGGCCACCACCTCGCCCAGGTCTTCCGCCGCAGCGTAGTCCTCCGGGTGCAGGCGGAACTCTTCCCGCGGCTGGCTGGCCGTATTTCGGCAACGGACGTACTGCTGCCGCCGGCCGGCGCCAACCACCAAGCCACAGGCCTCGCGCGGGTACTCCTCGGCCGCATGCGCCTGAATGGCGCTCAGGATCTGCTTACGCATGGTCAGCTCCGGGCAATCAGGGACACGGCCGGGAAACCGCCGAAGGGCAACTGATTGCCCTGCCCCCAACGCTTATTGCAGGACCGATAGAGGCCGGCACACTGGTCCTTCGCAGGGTCGTCGGTCGGGTTGTCGTCGATGTCGAAATAAGGGCCGGTGTAGCCGCAGTCGGGGCCACGATAGCCGCCGGTCATGCACCAGTGGCAGAGCGTGGTCATCTGCCGCCCGATCGCTTCGTTGCCAACATCGCCAGGGCTGGCCAGTTCCCACTCGACCACCTGGTTGTCCTCGCCGGTCTTCTGGTCGATGTACCAGATGCTGATCGACTCTTGCGTGGGGTCCGCATCCGGGTTGCCGTCGGGGAAGTTCTCCGCGTCCAGGAACTCAGCCAGCGTCTCGCGGATAGTCAGCTGGAAGTTGGCCAAGTCATCGAAGGCCAGGCAAAGCGCCGTCAGGCGCCCGCTGACGTTCCCCGCTGAGAACTTCGGGCGAACCGCGGTGCCGTCCCCGTTCGCCTCGATGCCGCTGATCTGTACTGGCCAGGCTGCGTACTCCTGACCCTGCCACCAGATCGACTTCGCGGGCAACTGATCCGCGTTGGCGCCGGCGGCGGCCAGCTCCTGCGGGGTGTGCGGAATGGCATGGCCGTGGAAGCGCAGCACGTCAGCGCCGAACTCGCTGCCGTCCAGCTCGAACAGCATGATCTCGGAGCCTGGCTCCAGCTTCTGGATCTGCAGAATGAGGTTCATGGGTGAAACGCCTGATCGAAGGTGAGCGACAGAACTTCAATCGAACCGGGGCGACGCTGCTTGCGGTAGGCCTTGCACGTGTAAAGGCCCAGCTCACCGCCGGGCGGAGTCCAGAGGAACGACCGATAGCCCTTGTGCCGACGGATGAAGTCGAGGATCGGACCCACCTCATCCGGAAGTCCGCCGAAGGTCAGCGACCAACTCTGGCTTTCACCGTTGAGTCCGTCTCCCGACTCCTGGGCATACCCATCGCCGAACTGCGACGTGCGAGTGCGCAAGGTGCCGTCGACATCAGCCCCGTCATCGGGCACCCAGGTAAATGTCTCGATTGCCATCAGCCCCTCCCGGCCGCGTTGCGGTAGCTGACGCCGCCAGGGCGCCACGAATCAGCGACGGCGCGCTCTGCCGCCGCCTTCATCTGCAGTTGCATGTTCTGCTGCAGCGCCTCCTGGTCCAGCTCCATACCTTCCGAACTGCGGTCTTCAACAGTGACCGCGACAGGCGCATTCACCTGCAGAGCGGTACCACCGCCGCCACCCACCGAGCGAACGCCCAGCGAGCCATCAGCGCCGCGAGCCAGCGGCAGGATCGCCTCCGGCCCAGCCTCGCCCATGATTCCTGTGCGCCCGCCCGCCATGCCGAACGCGGTCGGCCGGCTGACGATGGAGTTGGTGAAGGCCGCGCCGTTGGCGAAGAACTGCACGCCATTGGCCCAGGCGCCGCCGTGTGCCTGGGCGGCGGCCCAGTTCGCGTAAGCGTTGCCGGTGTAGCCGGAAGCCGAGGCGCCGGCCGTGACAGAGCTCCCCATCCATCCGCTGAAAGCCGAGACACCCGCGCCCAGCACACCACTGAGAAGCCCCGTCGCCGCCTGCTGACTGGCAATCCGCGCCATGTCGTTGATCACGCTACTGGCGAAGTCGCGGAACTTGAATTTGCCGGCGGTGGCGAAGTCGGCCAGGGCGTTGCTAGCGGTGTTGAAGCCAGTGGTGAGCATGTCATCGGTGGCCGAAGCGACGTCCGCCGCGTCGGCCTGGATGTTCTGCCACGCCCGGCGTGCGCCGTTGCGGTAGTCCCGCTGAGCATCGAGCCGCGCGCCATAACCGTCGACCTCCATCTGCAACTCGCGCGCCTGGAAGTCCGCCAGATCCGCCAGCCGCTGCTCGTAGGCCGCCGGGCCAAGGCGCCGGCTGGCGTCCTCCTGCTGCGCCTCCAGCTCGCGCCGAAGGTCGGCGTACTTCTTCCGCACGGCGTCTAGCCGCTGCGCCTGGTCGCGCTCATCGTCCCCGAGGCCGATGCCGGCCACGTCAGAGTTGATCGCATCCTGGCGCGCCTGCAGCACCACCTCCATCGCCTTTCGATAGGCATCGGCGCTGTTGCGCCGCTGCTCCGCCAGCTTCTGTTCCTGCTGGATGCGCTTCTGGATCGAGCCGTCGGCATAGGCCTCGTTCAGGTTCTTGATGCCGAGCTCCATCTCGGCGCTGGTGATCTTGCCGGCGGCCTGCGCCTTGCGCAGTTTCTCCACTCCCTCGGCCAGATCCTCCAGGCGCTTCTTCTCCGGTAGGGCCTTGTCGATCAGCGCATCCAGCGCCTTGACCTCATCCTGCAGCGACTTCGTGCGCGCTTTGCCGCTCGCCGTCGCCGCCTGGTTGGCTTTCTTCTGCGCCTCGATCGCGTTCGCAGCCGAGAGAATCGCTTGACGGTCGGTATCGGTGAGGTCGGTGTTGTTGGCAATGAACCGATTCGCCGCCTTGATCGCGTCGTTGCTGTCCTGCAGGCCGCCCAGTTGCTTCTGCAGCGTCTCCAGGTAGGTCTGCCCGGCGCTGCTCATGCCGGTCTTGGCGGCGTTGTTGGCGTTGGTCGAGGCGGTATTTTCGTCCAGGGCGCCTGTCAGTGTCCGCACCCGCTCGACAACCGCCGACAGCACGTCGTCAGCCTTGCTGACCGCGCTCGACTGCCTTAGCCATCCGTTAACAGTTTCTTGCGGGATGTTGAGCCTCTGCCCGACATCGCGAAGTATGTCGGTCAGGTCCGCACCGCTATCACGAGCCTCGTTCAGGCGCTCAATGACGGACTGATACTCAGCAAGCTGCTGGTTATAGCGGCCGCTTGAATCCCGCGCAGGCGCCGTTACGGTGGCGGAACGGATGGACTGAGCCAACTCGCCGTAGGCTTGATTGACCTGCTCAGTGGCAGTGAGCTCCTTGTCCTTCCAATCAAGCAAAGCACCTTCACGCTGGGCCCGGTTTAGCTTCACAAACTCTTCGCGGAGTTGTGCAACCGGCTTCGCCATTTCCTCCAGGGTAACGCTCGCCTGGCCCGCATTGTCTCGAAGCAGCAGGAAGCTGGCCGCCGCAGTGCCGGCAAGCAGGGCCAGCCCCATCGGGCCGCCCAGCACGGCCAGCAGGCCAGTGGAGGCAGTGCGCAGGCCAGCCTGAGCCGCGGCCACGGATGCCGTTGCAGCTGCCTCCCGCTGCCTCGCCTGAGCGAGCTGGATCGACATTTCGGTCTGGACGGCAGTACCGCGGGCGGCAATCGCCTCGCGCTCCGCCAACAAGGTCGCCGTCTGGGCTTTCCGCTGCTCAGCAATGGCTGCCTGAAGAATGGCGTCTGCCTGAGCAATCCGCGCATTCCGCTCAGTGAGCGCTCCAGCTGCGGACTTGAGCGTGGCGGCAGTGGCAACCGCTGCGCGCGCCGAGTAGAGGGTCAGCGCGCCGACAAGCGCGCCACCAACCAACCCGGCGAGCCATTCAACGTTATTCGCAACAACGCCCAGAGCACTGGCCAGCAGGTCTAGCGCTCCAGTTCCTTCCTCGATTCCGGCGGCAAAGGTGGTGATGGAGTTCTGGATGTTGACCAGAGCATCTTGCACGCTCACCGACATGTCGGCGGCAGCCTTGCGGTTGACCTCCACAGTTCGCAGCAAGCCGGTGTTGATGTCGTCCAGCGACAGCTTGCCCTGTACGCCCAGCTTGCGGATCTCCTCCGCGCTCTTGCCGGTCGCGCTGGCGATCGCATCGACGATGGTCGGCATCGCGTCCTGAATCGATACCCAACCATCAGCCTCGACCTTGCCGGTTTGCAGGGCCTTCGAGTAGGCGCCGAGCGCCGAGCTGGCCTTGTCGGCCGACGCGGCGTTGGTCACCAGCAGGAAGCTGAAGCTGTCGGTGATGTCTAGGGTCTGCTGGGTGTCGAAGCCCAGCGAGCGCATGACGTCCGCCGTGCGGATGTACAGCTCCTGCGCCTCAGCCAACGGCCGGTAGGTTTCCTGCGCAGTGCGCAGCAGGTGCTGCTGGACCTCGTTGTACTCCTCGGTACTGCCGGTGGCCATCTTCAGGCGGTCGGCAATCTGACCGTAGGCGTCCACCTGGCGGATGATGCTGCCCACCAGGCCGGCACCGGCGATCGCAGCGAAGGCGCCACGGATCAGCGTGCCAGCTTGCTGGGCGCCCTGAGCCGTCCGGTCAAACGCGGAATCGACCTGAGCCAGGTTGCGGTCGATGCTCTGCGTTGTCCTGGCGACCACACTGTCCGCACCGGCCAGTTCCCGACGCAGTTGCGCAGTGGTGGCCTCCAGCTGAATCAGCATCCCCTGGACTTCATAGTCGGACATCGTGTTCTCCGGGCGTAAAAGAACCGCCCGAAGGCGGCGCTATGGTTCCTGTCGTCCCCGCAGGAACGCTTTCAAGCGGTCGGCCACGCTGGCCTTCTGTTTCGGCGCGGCGTGCTGCTGAGCCTTGCCGCCGCCCATCCAGTCCAGACGGGCATCCAGCGCCATCAGGATCTGCGGGATGGGCGTTCGCCATGCAGTTTCAGGCGGCCAGCCCAGCCAGCCGGTGGCCACGCCGAACAGGTAGTCGACGTAGCTGCCATTCCTCACGGCGCTGTGCTGGCCGCCTCGAGCTTTCCCCGTTCGGCGATGCTCGGCGGCACCGGGTTCAGAAGGCCGGCGATGTAGTCGGTGAGCTGCGCGGAGACTTTGACCACGCCAGTCTCGAAAACCTGCGTGGCGAGGGTCGTGTGCTCCTCCGGCTTCAGGCCGGCGGCAGCGATCACCACGTCAGCGCAGGCGCCAATGCTCAGCAGGCGCATGGACTCCATCGCCGGGCGCAGGCCACCAAAGCGCGATTCGATCTTCAACGCAGCCTCCAGGGTCGGCTGCAGCGTGTAGGTACGGGCACCAATCACCAGCGTGACGGTGCCGTGCAGGGCTTCACTCATGGCGTTCCTTTCACGGGTCGTTTAAACGACGAAGCCCGCGCGAGGCGGGCTTTCGTTCGTCGGGGCCAGATCAGATCGCAACCGGGATCTCGAGGATCTCGGTGTTGATGCCCAGGGTCACATTGCGGCGAACCACGTTGTCGGCGCTGCCAGCAGCCACGGTGTTGTTCATCACCTTCGCACCGAAGTAGAAGGTGGTGGGCGGCACCGCCGGCACCGGAGGCTCAGCCGTCGGGTCTCCCGGCAGGCCGTCGTTCAGGGTGATGCGGATGTTGTAGTTGCCCTTCGAGCGGTCGGCATGGGCGTTCTTGAGCGCCAACTGGCCGGCGTCACCGTTGTCCAGACCGACAGTCAGCGTCATGTCGCCAGCATCGGCAGTGCCCTTGTACTTGCGCACGCGGCCGTCGCTCAGCGCGGTGAAGTTCACGTTGCTGAAGGTGTCGCCGAACTCGCCAAGGTCCTCGACTTCGCCGACTTCGACGTACACATCTGCCTCGTACTCGGTCTTGGTGGCCGATGGCTTCTTGGTGCCGATCGAGATTCGGCAGCCAGCGGCGGTGTTGAGATTGTCTGCCATGGGTTCCTCCAGTGGCTCAGGTTGATACAGCTCAGGAAGTGGTGATGACGCGTACCGTAGCGGAGCCCATGTAGGTCCGACCGTCCGGTTCGCGGTTGGTGTCCGACGCGATAACCCTGACCGACACCGCGCGCCCTTCGTCGACAGAGAGGTGACGCTCGTCCAGCGCCACATCGATCTCATTGAGGATGCGCCGAACCTCAGCCTGTCCCTGGTGGTCGCTCCAGACACTGAGATAGATCAGCCGCTGCTTGCGCTTGCGGCCAGCAATCGGGCTGGTGTTCTGCGCGACTTCGCGGTCGATGGTCACGTACGGGTACAGGGTGTCATCCGGCACCGCGTCGAATACCGGGACGGTAAGCTCGGCGCTCAGGCGCTGGTAGATTGCGCGCTGCAGGGCAAAGCCTGGATCAGCCATTGAGCGCCCCCTTCGCCGCACGCGCCAGGGTGCTATCGATGGCGCCGCGGATGATGATCCGGATGTCGTCGCGGTTCATGTCGATGCTCGGCCTCAGCCATGGATGCGCCGGCCGTGCCGGAATATCCGGGTAGTAGCCGAAGAAGTTCTCGCCATCCGACTTGTTCTTGGTCGCACGACGCCCGAGACGATTGCGGCCGGAGAACTGGCTGCGATCCCTGTTGACGGTGTGCTCACCGCCCACCGCGCCAGCATCCCGCCGCCGGTAGACCGTACCGCTGTAACCCTTGGTGCCGTACTCCACAAACTTCAGGTAGTAGAAGCGCCGGTTGTCGCGCTTGCCGATGATGCCAATCCGGGCATCCAGGCCGTTCCGACTGATCCGCACCTGAAGCGCGGCGGCGGCCTCGCCGGTGTCCCGAGGGATCATGTTCTGCTGCGTGGCCAACACTAGGTCGGCAGCCTGCGCCATTCCCCTGGGTAGGTCGCTGCGGTCAAGCGCCGCGATCCGTCGCAGCACGCCGCGCAGCTTGAAGTCGCCCTTTATGCGAGAGCGCCTGGCCATGGTTCACCCCTTGCGGCGCGGCCGCTTCCTGGTCTTTGGGGCGGGCAGCACAGCGGCGGTGGAGTAGTCCTTGCCGTCGTCGAATACCAGACCACGCGCCATCAGCGGGTTGAGGATTTCAGCGGGGTGGTGGCTTATATCATCACCCTTGTTTGCGGTTACGGCGCCGCTCAGTTGCGCTGTTGCTCGAAGTACCATTTTGCTTACCTCGGTGTAGGGGTAACGTTGGAGCACAGCAGCCTGAGCATGCTGTTCTCGTTATCGGGAAGGACCGCGTTTATCGCGTAGGTGATGCCGCCGTGGAACAGCCGGCGCCCAACGATAAGATCGCCATGCGGGCGCGCTCGGATTTCAGCACTGATGACCGGTTGCAACTGATTTGCAACGGTCGACACCCGACCAGTCGGCAGAGTGATCTCAACCCACACCTTGCGCAGGAAGACCCACTGCTCGGAATAGCCACCCCCGCCGTCAGGAACTCGCTGCAGTTCGAGCAGATCCGCTCGATGTCGAAGGGGGCCCGCTCTCATCAGAATCGCTTCCTGTACCAGAGAATGCGCTCGACACCGAGCGGCACCGAAGTGGCGATGGTGCCCAGCGCGACCGCCTCACGATTGGCGTACCAGTGCGCGACAAGCAGATACACTGCCTGCCACACGTCCGGCGTCAGGCCGATCTCATCCGGAGCAGCGGGCTCGCCTTCGACCAGCCGGCAGTCACAGTGCTGCTCGACATGGGAAAGCGCCGCGGCGACATATCCCTTTACGAGCTCGTCCTCCTCGTCCGTCTCGACCCTGGCCTGAAGCTTCACCTTCGCCAGGATGGATGGATCGGCATCCCAGTCGATCTCCATCACTTGGCCCCTTTCGGCGCCACCGGCTTGGTCTCTTTCGGCTTGACCTGTTCCCCGACCTCAGCAGCCAGCCCCTTGCCGATCAGGACGTGTGCATACTCATCGTCGACTTCCTCGAACACCTGGCCCGCGCGAACCTGGGCCGACGCCGCCCCGAGTTTCTTCGCATCTCCTACGAAACCCCAAAGTGCCTTGATCTTCATGTTGCCTCCTGGAAACGAAGAGGCCGGCATTGCGGCCGGCCTCATCAGGGGTTACGCCGCAAAGCGGCCTTTCACCAGCGCCTCGCGCCGACGCACACCCAGGCCGAGACGCTCCTCAACCAGCAGCGCCCGTTCGTTCCGGATGAACTGATCGTTGATCAGGCCCATCTTGAACAGGAACGACATGCGATCGAAGAGGATCGAGGAGCGGGCGAAGTTGGCGATCAGGAACTCGCCGCCGGTGGCCGGATCTTCACCGTTCGCCGGAGCGCCTTCGTCCATGCTGTCCGAGGTGATCACCGGGCGGCCCCAGAGCACCGGGGTGACAAGACCCTGCAGGTTGGCGAACAGGTAGCGGTTTTCGCCATCCTTCTGCAGCTCGATGTTCATCCAGTCCAGCTCGGTCATCACCACGCCGTCGGCAGACAGCTTCGACTGCTTGCGGACCTGGTAGATGCCGCGGCGCACGATGTCGATGGAGGTGTCGCCAGCCTTGTTCAGGGCGGTGTCGTAGGTGGTCGCCTGGGTCATCAGGCCGTTCAGGTTCTCGCCGGTGCCGTCACCCTTGAGGATCTGCGCTTCTTCCTCCAGCTTGAGGTCGTAGCGCAGCAGCTCCTGGATGTAGCCGAACAGTTGCGGAACGTCGTCCAGGGCCTCGTCAGTGACCGGCATCCACACGGCCAGCTTCTTGACGCGGTCGGTCACCGACTCGAAGGTCACGTTGCTGGTGGGCTTCAGCGCACCTTCGGCTACCGGCCCCGCGCCACGGGTGTGCAGCAGCTCTCGGTAGTAGGTGTAGCTCTGGCCACTGACCGGAATGCTGGTCAGCAGGTCGCGGATGCGCAGTTCCTGGCGGATGCCGGGCTGGATGGTCGGGTCGTAGTTCGGCACAACGATGCCGGCACTGGTGACCTTGGTTTCCTTCATCGACGCCAGGTCCGACTTGGTGACCTCGATGTCGGCGGCATTCGCGCTCTTCTGTTGCAGCGCCTTGTAGCCGTCGTGCGACTTCACCATATCGATGAAGCTCTTGCCTTCGCCGGGGCCGCCGCGCAGCTTCACGCCCTTCTGCTCCAGATCCTGCACCTGGTCGATGACCTTCTGCAGTTCGTCCTTCTGGGTCTGAATTTCCTTCTTCAGCTCAGTGGCAACCTGGTTGCCCTTCTCGACCTCGGTGATGGCCAGGTCGTACTTCTTCTGGAGCCCGTCGAAACCGTTCTTCAGTTGCAGCTCCAGAGAGTCCTTCAGTTCTTTCACTTCGCTCATGGCGATACTCCAAAATGGGTGGTGAACAGGGTTGAAATGTCTTTCAGCTCTTCCACGATCGCCGTGGCCTCGCTACCGCCGTCACGGCGGAGCGCGGGGTAGCCGAGCGAAGCGACTGCTGCCGCTTCCTTCTGCGAGAGCCCCATGCGTTCGCGCAGGGCGTTCTCGAAAAGCCGGATGTCCGACTTGACGCTGAGTACCTCGGCCTCAGGGTTCATGCCGAACGGAACGAACGACGCCTCCCAGAGTTCGGCGGCCTTGATGACTCGGACCTGCCGACCGGCGCGCTGCTCGAAGTTGGCCTCGATGGTGTTGAACCCGATGGACATGCTGTCGAGGCTGCCGTCCTTCATCAGCTCGTAGGCGTCGCGTGCGTAGCTGACTGCCAGGTTCACTCGACCCTTGAGGAACAGCCCCCGGTCGTCCTGGGTGAACTCCGACGTTCCGACCAGTCGGGTCAGATCGTGGTACAGCGCCAGCTTCAACCGGCCGTTGCGAGCGGTCTTCACCTTGGTGAAGGCGCCCTTGAGGATCACGTCATCACCGAGATCGACGTTGTCGAACACCGCGGCGTAGCCCTCGAAGTTGCCCGCCTCATCAGCGGCCTTCACCTCGAAGGGGCAATCAAGTTTGCTCAGCATTGGTCTGCATCTCCCACCGGGAGACCCGGTCGTATTCAGGGCCATCAAGTGGCGGAAGGTTTTCTTTGCGGCGAACTTCGTTGATGGTCATCCAGCCGGAACCACCGGAGCCACCAAGAGCCGCAGCGAACAGAGTGGCGCGACCGGCGCTGTCAGCGCGCTGCAGACCTTCGAGCACGAACTCGACGAAGCGGCCCGAGTCACCATAAAGCTTGTCGTTGAGTTCGTCCTCAACTGCATCGGCGTATGGTTTGAGGCCGAAGGTCGTGAAGCCAGTCAACTGCTGTTCGAGGTTGGAACCCATGATCGAGGTCTTGCCGGCGCGGTTGGCCAGCCAGAGCGGCACGCCGTAGATGCCGGCAAGTGCTTCCTCTTGGAACTGCTGGGACTCGATGAACTGAGCATCCTTCTGGCTGATGCCGGCAGGCACGATGGTCGGGCCACCCTGCAGGATGGCCATCTTGCCGATGTCGTCGGCGTCCGCCTTACGGACGTCCGGAAACCTGGCCATGACCTGAGTCTGCTGCTTGTCGGTCAGGAACTCCTTGTAGATGACATAGCCACCCGTGAAGCCGCCTTTACGCATGAAGCGCGCAGACCATTGCTGGCCCGCCTTGGCCAGACCCATGGTCTCCGCCTGGTACTCGATAGGCGACAAGCCGACGATGCCGTCCATGCTGAATATCTTGAAATGCAGCAAGTTCTCCGGAGAAACCGGGAATGGTTTCCCATCCTTGGGCTGCACCCAGTAGAGAAGGTCCTCGTCGGTGTCGATGGTCACCTGGTCGATACCGAGCGGAATCCAACCGATCGGCTCGCCGTGGCGGTTGCGCTCGATCAGTGCAAAGGCGTTACCACGCAGCGCCATGTTCACGACCACGAACTTCAGGAAGTTCAGCCTCGTCATGAATGGGTTGGGCTTTCGGAGGAGCTTCTGCGCTCGATCCTTTCGCGACACCAGCAGCCGCTCGCCGTCCACATCCTCGTAGAGCTTCAAGGGGAGGCCGGATAGGGACTCCGACAGGATCTTCACGCACGACCAGACCATGCTGATCGACAGCGCGGTCTTGGTGGTCACTCGCACGCCGGCCTTTGTGCTCTTGCCGCCGACCTCAAGGTCCACCTCGACGTAATCACCCGTGGCTGGGTCGGTGTAGCCGAACATCCGCCACGTGCGAGGGTTGTACCAGCGAAATGTCATGGTCAGCCTATGAGTCCAAAGAAGCCGTTGTTGAGGTAGTCATCCATGCCGCCGCGCGCCTCCGGATTGAGGGACAGCAGCGATACCGCGTTGAACGTCGACATCAACGGGTCGATCTTCGCGGTGCCGGACGCCTGCTTGGTGATCAGGAAAGCGTTGGCGGAAGGCACGCCCTTGGCGTTGCCGCAGGCCCAGGCCATAAGCGGCTGACCGCAGTGCATCAACACACCCTCGGCCAGCTTCCTTTCCGTGGTCTTGATGGCCCCGGTCAGCTTCCAGCCCTGAGAGATGCCGACCGTCTGCTCCTCGGTGATCCCCGCCTCCAGTAGCGCATCGAGCACGGCGCCAATGCCGGCGGGGTCGAGCCCGACTTTGTCGAGCAGACCGGCCTCGTTGACCCGAGCGACGTACGCCGCCAGTTCCTCAACGTCATCGCCGATTTTCTCAACCAGGGTCAGATCACCAGCCCCCGCGAGATCATGGAGCCGGGGAGCCTCGGACTTCCGGCGCGCCAGCACCGAGGGGTGCGCCCAGGCATGCGCCCAGTGAAACCACCGGCGCCCCCCTCGCTCGCGGCCCAACAGCGTCAGCGCCAGCAGGTCGTCTAGGCCGCCACCGTCGACGCCGCCAACAATCACCTCGCAGCGCTCAATCAGGGCATCCAGCGAAAGGCCTGGCAGCGCCTGCGGCTCCCAGAATGCGGCGCCGACCCAACTGTCGGACATCAGCGCCAGCCCGATCTCGATGTTCAGGAACTTGGCGAGGAACCCGCGCACCTCGGCCTCACCGTCGAGTTCTGCCTGCATAAACAGGCGCTCGAGGGTAGGCCGATCCACCGAGTAGCCCATGTTCGGGTTGACCAGGTGGAAGTTCTCTGGCCGGCGCGCCTCTCCGCTCTCGATCATCTCCTTCGGGAACTCGTAGATGATCGGCAGAAACCGGTTGTCTTCGATGCGTCCGTCACGGACGCCCCGTGCATAGGTCAGCTTGGACCTGAACACCCCGGCGGGCGGCTCGTTCGACTGGGTCGTGAGCCAGATGATGAAACCTTCAGGGCGAGACAGCAGGCCGCCAGTGGCCTCCCGAATCATGTCCGGTGCCTTCGGGTTCTTGCCGAACAGCCAGGCCTCATCGATCAGCACGCCGACGGCCTTCTTGCCACCGACCACATCGCTATCAGCGGCCACTACCTTCAGGGTGGCTCCCGTCTGATTGTGGGTAATCAGCCGCAGGTGCGGTTGAACATGAAGCAGATCCGACAACTCTTCGTCGTGCTTCACCATCGCCGCCGCCGGCTTGAAGCTGTTGTCGGCGATCTCCTTGGTCGGCGCCAGGATGATGAACTCGGCCTCAAGCCGCCAGTTGCGGATCAAGGCGGTCAGCATGATCGCGGCTGCAATGGTCGACTTCGAGTTCTTCTTCGGGATGCAGAGGAAGTACTCGGTGATCAGTCGCTGGCCGGTCTCATTGTTGTAGCTGCCGAAGATGGCACCGGCGAAGTCGAGCACCCAGGGGGCGCATGCGGCCTCGATTGTCGGGGAGCCGGGAGCGTCTACGATCTTCAGTTCCCGGAAGACGCTGAGCCCCTCCTCGGCCTCCTCAGGAAAGAGCGGCGGCGGAATGATGGATTCACCAGCACTCAAGCGCCGCCACCAGTCAGGGCAGGCAGTGGTCCAGAGCATGGTTTACCCCCTGACGACGGATAGTGGAGGCTTGCCCTGGCCGAACTTGCCTTTGCCGGCTTGCTTCGCGGCCTCGGCCTTCTGTTCCTTCTTGCCCATCTCGCCCTTCTTGCCATGGAAGAAGTCGACAGCTTTCTGAGCCGCGCTGCGGCGATCGAAGACCTTCGCCCGCGGCTCATTCATCAGGTTGACCAGCCAGACCAGCGGGTCCTCCGTAAACGGCAGGCAATCCAGGTACTCGCCATCAGGTTCCTGCTCATCGCCGAGCGGCGCTTCATGGTCCTTGCCCTGCTTCGGCGAAGGCTCCTTGGCTTTAACATCTCGCCGCCCCTTTAACATCTTCAGGGCGGCGATGATTTCGGGGTGCTTGGCAAGTCGAGCGCCAGCGGCCGCAGAGCTGGAAGGCGCGTAGCCAGCGGCTTCGGCGGCAGCTTTGTTGGATGCTCCTCGGGCCTTCGCGTCAACAAACCGTCGCTGTTTGTCTGTTAACGCCATTAACAAAATTCCTAGAGATCGGAAAAAATGTGCGAATGCAAGCGAGGGCGGTCTAGTGACGGCCGAGCCGGAGATTTTCACCCCCCCCACCCCCGACGCCGGATTTCCGGCGCAGCCAGCTGGGCCCGACGACCTAGTCGCCCCGCCGACGGTTCAGCGCCCGACGACCGCATCTGGCGAGCACCATGTCCTGACATCGATGGATGGCCACGCAGAACTCCGGCGCCTCGACTGAATGCTCCACCGGGAGCTGCAGGTACTCGTTCCAGGCCTGAGCGAGCAGGTCGACCACTCGCGCCTCTTGCTGTGTCAGCTCAGCCCTCATAGCTTCATCGCCTCTTCCCGCTGCTTGTCCGAGCTGTGGCAGGTCGCGCACAGGGGCTGCCAGTTCGATTCGTCCCAGAATAGGTCCTGATCGCCTCGGTGAGCCACTATGTGGTCAACGGTGTTGGCCGCAGTGACCAACCCCTTGCGCTCGCAGTACACGCACAACGGATGATCGCGAAGGTACTGATCGCGGGCCTGCTGCCAACGGTAGTCATAGCCTCGCTCGGTTGAGGTCTTACCGGTCCGCCACGAACCAGGCGCCGCAGTCTTCAGCCGGTCGCCCTGGCTCGACACGCGGAACCCGAGAGTCTTCAGTCTGGCCATCAGATCGGCCTGCCGCTCAGGTCGACGCGCGGCATGTCGGCATCTATCTCGCCCTCATCGGCCAGCGCCTGGATCAGCAGAGCCAGCAGATGGTTGGTCTTCCTCTGCTCGGCCAGCATCGACTCCAGAACGCCCACCGGATCCAGGCCACGCTCGCTGGAGCACTTGCATGATTCGGTCATATCCCACCCTCGCTATCTGCTTGGCGCGCTCTCGGCGAGCGGCGCATCCTTCGCATCCCATCGGCAATACCTCGGCAGGCCGGCGATATGCTTACGCAACGCCGCGATTATCAGTTCGCGTCGCTCGACTCCGGCTCGGAGATCAGAAACAACTTGTCCATCAGCGGCAGCAAGGACGGCTCTTCCTGCATCAGCGCTGCCGGAGGCTCCGGGAGCCTGGTGCACTCCGCCTGTGGGGCAGCGGGCTTTGACGTACACGACGCGAGCACCAGTGCCGATAGCATCGCGGCGCAATTGGTTTTCTTCATGGGAAGCCTGTAGTGCTGCTTGGTATGTGCGGGCCAGGGCGTCGGCCTGAGCCTGGGCCTGGCTATCTCGCTTGGCCTGCTGGGCCATGGCGGTTATCGTCTCGGCGGATTGCTCGACGGCGGCCTGCAGGTCATCACGCTGAGCGGTCACATGATCGAGGCGCCAGAACACCAGCGCAGCTACCAGGGCGACCACCAACCACGGGGACCACCTCATCACGCACCCACCAGCGCTGCGCGCGCCCATTCGAGGCGAGCCGTACGGTCGCCTGAGCCGTTGTAGCCGCCGTTGATCTTCAGCGTGATCCGCTCGAAGCGACCTTGGTCCGCCAGGTCGTTTAAACCCCTCGACTTCCACCACCATGCCGCGGCGATGGCTGCCCAGGTCCGTTGCTCCAGCAACTCCGGTTGCGCTACCAGTGGCAGCGCCAGGGCGCGGGCGGCTTCGGCGTAGTTGTCGTGGCCCGTAATCATGATCAGGCCGCGTCCCCGGTATCGATACCCATCGCCCGTGGCCGGCGACCCGTTGCCCATCCGGTTTGCGTAGACGCGGTTGGCGATGCGCTCGGGCTGGCGTGCGTACTGCTTCGCCTCGGTCGGCGTGAACCGCTTCGGCCAGGTCTTGAGCAAGCCCTCGGCGGAGTAGTTCAGATTCTCCACCAGGCGCTTGAGGCTCTGGCTTTCGTGCCCGACCTGAGCCAGGAACATCGCCACCCGCCCAGCCGTGTTGATCTCGAACCGAGCCATGGCGCCGTTGATGTGCTCGACCCAAGTCGAGGCAGTAGCGGCACCGCAGCCGGTAGCGCGGTCGAGTTGATCGGCGGTGATCTTCATTCGCCAGCCCCCCGGCGCGGAAACTTCCAGTCGGCGATCCGATCAGCGAACTCGGCGATCTTCTTCACACCCAGGAAACCGGTGAACACCCCGGCAGCAGTAGCCATGTTCTGCGGAAGGCCAAACCACTCAAGGACAGGAATCAGGCCCAAGGTGATCAGGGTGCAGAGCGTTGCCTCGAGCAGCGCCTGGCGCCGCGTTCCACCGCCGTAGATCACCCGGGTCAGCGCGACCACAAAGGACAGGCCGGCGGCGTACAGCTGCGGATAGTGCGCAGACAGCCACGCAAGCAGCGCAGCCCAAGTTTCAGGGCGTTCTGGCATTTTCATAGTCTCTGCCCCTCGCAGGGGTTCTAAAACGACGAAGCCCGCTCAATGGCGGGCTTTCGTTCGTCGGGTGGGTTCCGGGGCGGATCAGGCGTGAAACAGCTGCAACTGCCATTCGCGCTCGACCTCGATGATCTTCTGTTCGATGACGGGTGCCTTGATCTGCCATCGACGCAGGGTCTTGCCGGCCAGGCTGGCAATTCCTTTCTCTTGTCGGTACTCCGCCATCAGCTCGTTACGCAGGGTGGCGAAGTCCATCGAGCGCTTGAACAGTTGCTCTGCCATCCAGTTGAAGGCACGGATGTAAGCCTCTTTCCATTTGGCCGCCTCCTTGCCGGTGAAGCCCATGCACAAGAACGCAAAGCCATCTCTGGTTATGCGGAACGCTGGAGATTTCCGCCTGGCACCTTTGCCGATATCGACATCCACGATCATCTCCTCAAAATTGAGGGCATGAAATTCTGGCGAGCAATCGAGGCCGCGGATCGCCTTGATCACGTTGTCGTGCCGCTTTCCGAAACGCTCAGCCACCTTCAGCGAGGTCGTTACAACCTGGCCGTCATTGACCATCACCAGATCACGCAGGCCGGCCTCATCAAGATCAATCTCACTCATCTGATCCACTCCGCTCACCTGGAAAAGGAGCGCAGCGGGGCGGACGGATGAGCGGACATCCGCCTTTCGGCTGTACGGGCCTAGCTGCGTGTTGGCTTGCCTTGCGGCGGAAATGAAAGAGCCCAGCGCTATGGCTGGGCTCTGAAATAGGTGCGGGTGGATAGGGGCCACTACCCCGTGCGCATCCTGCGCTCCACCTGCATTGATTGGTTATCGCAAAGGGTGAAGGCCTTGTGGGTCGGTAACCCGTCACTTTGCTTACAGCCCGATGTGGCAGGTGAGACTGCCGTCTACCGAGTTTCGACCTTCGGAAACTAAAAGGCCCGGGAGAGGGGATCTTCCGGGCCTCCCGTCCATCTCGCTGAAAGCCAAGGAAGGAAAACATCGAGTCAGACGGGGGCCTGATGATGCCGCGCCAGACCTGACAACGCAATAAAAAACCCGGCGCCAGGGCCGGGTTTCGAGTGCGTCACGCTGCGTTCACAGCAATTCACGCTGGTATGAAAACACCCTTCATTCCGCGCGTAAAACTATTTCTTCAAGCGCTCTCGCGGAACCGCTCCAGGGCGCTATCGACCCAGCCTACCGCCAGCTTCAACGTCTCCCTCACCTTGGCCTCGCCGATCTGGTGTTCACGCGCGATGCGCAGGGCCGGCCACTTCGCGCCGTAGTAGAGCCACACGAAGTCGCCGGCCTGCGGCGCCCTGTCGATGAGTCGAGCAATGACCCGGTCGACGGCCAAGGCCATATCGTCAGTGACGTGGTAGGCCTTGGGGCTCGACATTGGCAT